AAAAAGCTCGAAAGAGTTTGAATTGAATTTTTTTGGTGAAAGGTACGTCATGCCCAAAGGTCAGAGTCCCGCTAGTTTAATGAAGGCTAGGTATGAGATGTTGGATGCTCAGTTGGAGCGGATGCCCAAGGATTATTCCAACTTGAGTAAACTTCGTCGTAAGGTGCGTGAGTTCTTGAAGATGGATGATGGGCAGATGGTAACGTCTTCACAGCGTCGTTCTTTGCTGAAGAAGGCGGAGAAGATTGAGAAAAATATGTTGCGTCAGGATAGAATGGCGGAGAAGGTAAAGAAAGATCAGGAGCCATAGATGCCAGCAAAGAAGTATCAGAACCCCAAGGGTGGTTTGAATGCAGCGGGTCGTGCTTATTTTAAGAGGACTGAGGGTGCTAATCTCAAGGCTCCTGTTAAGAGTGGGACTAATCCTCGTCGTGTTTCTTTTGCTGCTCGGTTTGCTGGTATGAAGGGTGCTATGAAGGATGACAAGGGTCGGCCTACGAGAAAAGCCCTGGCATTAAAGGCTTGGGGGTTTGGTAGTGTAGAGGCTGCGCGTAATTTTGCTAAGAGGCATAAGAAGTCATGAGTGAAGTTAACAAGGCTGGCAACTATACAAAACCAAAGATGCGTAAAAGTTTATTCCATGCTATAAAGAATCGCGCTACGCATGGAACGGCTGCTGGTCAGTGGTCAGCGCGTAAGGCGCAACTCTTAGCAAAAGAGTACAAGAAACGTGGTGGTGGTTACAAATGAACTACGAAGATCGTGGTACGTTAAATGCTGTACTAAAGAAGCAGAGGGAAGCAGATGAAAGCAAGTCAAAAGTCGCTTCTTAACTGGGGTAAGCAGAAATGGCGCACCAAGAGTGGCAAGAAGTCTAGTGAGACTGGTGAACGCTACCTTCCTAGCAAGGCTATTGCTGCTCTTAGTTCTTCTGAATATGCAGCTACAACCAGAGCTAAACGAGAGGGTAAGGCAAAGGGTGAGCAGTTTGTGGCTCAACCGAAAGCGATTGCTCGGAAAGTAAGGAGATATAGAAATGCCTAACGTTGATGGAAAGAAGTTTGCGTATACTAAAGCTGGTATGAAGGCGGCTAAAGAGTATGCAAAGAAAAAGAAGAAGCCGATGAGTAAGAAGTCTCTTCTAAGCAAAGGCTATAAATAAATGGCTTGGTATTTGACAAGTGGTGAATTGTATACTGGTGAGACACATGTTCTTGCTGGTACAACGTATAGCGGCAAAACGAGAACTCCCGACTCGCGCCGCTTGGTGGAAGGGCCAGAACCGACACGTTCTCGCAGCTCCAAGGGACGACTGAAGGCAGACGACCCTTCCACTCCTGACATTAACGAGGCGTATTCTAAGCCGAAGCCTAAGAAGAAAACGGCTGCGCCCAAAAGAATTGAGATAGAAGACGAATGAGCTTTACTCAGACCCTTTCTAAGCATGAGCGAGACTTGCTCCGCAGGGTGGTGAAGAAAGTACACATGCAGCACCACCCCAAAGACTTTCAAACTAATTACGAAGCTGACAGGATCATCGATGTTATTGGGCCTGAAGTTATTGAACGCATGTTGAAGTTTGCAGTGGATCACAAAGTTGGCAGCCTTTAAGTACAAGCCTGATGGTCAGGTTCTAAAAGACTTTATGAAGGACGAGACGTTCTTTCGTGGCATTCGTGGCCCTGTTGGATCTGGTAAATCTGTCGGCTGCTGCGTAGAAGTATTCCGCAGGGCACTTGCTCAAGAGAAAAATCAGGATGGGATTCGCCGCAGTCGGTGGGCTATCATTCGAAATACCAACCCGCAGCTACGAACAACTACTATTAAGACTTGGCTTGATTGGTTTCCAGAAGAGCAATGGGGTAAGTTCATCTGGTCTGTACCTTACACCCACCATATTAAAAAGGGTGACTTGGATTTGGAGGTCATCTTCTTAGCATTAGATCGCCCTGAAGATGTTAAGAAATTACTTTCACTCGAACTAACTGGCATTTGGATTAACGAGGCGCGTGAGATTCCTAAGAGTATCATTGATGCGTGTACAATGCGTGTTGGTCGATTCCCCTCTATGCGTGATGGTGGCCCTAGTTGGACTGGCGTTATTGCCGATACCAATGCTCCTGAAGAAGATCACTGGTGGCCTATCATGTCTGGTGAGGTTCCAATCCCAGATCATATTCCGCGTGAGCAAGCCAAGATGTTGGTTAAGCCTGACAACTGGCAGTTCTTTACGCAGCCCTCTGGAATGAAGGAAGTTTATAATGAGGATGGTGAGGTAGAGAACTATGTTCCAAGCGATAAGGCTGAGAATCGCCAGAACATGATGCAGAACTACTATCCTAATCTAATTCAAGGTAAGACTAAAAGCTGGATTGATGTCTATGTGATGAATAAACTAGGCACAATCCAAGATGGAAAGCCTGTATATCCTATGTTTGTTTCAGAAACTCACGTTGCCAAAGAAGAAATACCAGTTGCTGCCAACCTTCCTTTGTATATTGGCATCGACTTTGGGCTTACTCCCGCTGCTGTCATTGGTCAAAAAGTTCGAAACAGGTGGTTGATTCAGTCTGAAGTCGTTGCATTTGATATGGGTATCGTTAGATTTGCAGAGGTTTTGAGAAATGAAATTGCTACGCGCTTTACCACGGTTTCCGATGTCTACATATACGGCGATCCAGCAGGTGATTTCAGGGCGCAAACGGACGAATCTACCCCTTTCCACATACTTAGAGGTGCTGGTCTTCGCGCATTCCCCGCTCCGAGTAATTCGGTGGATCTCCGCTTGGAGTCAGTTTCGCAACAACTTAATAAAATGGTTGAGGGTAAACCTGCGTTCTTAGTTGATCGTCGTTGCCAGCAACTTATTAAAGGCTTTGAGGGTGGATATTCTTACAAACGTATGGAAGTTAGTGGTGAAAGATACGCTGATAAACCTGATAAGAATATGTACTCGCACATTCATGACGCATTGCAGTATCTTCTTCTTGGTGCTGGTGAGGGCCGCGCTTTGATGTCTAATCAGAAACCTTCTCAGGTTGTAAACGCACGAAAAGACTTTGATGTGTTTAACAGAAAACCCAAGAGCGCAGCAAAGAAACCGAGCGTATGGTCACTTGTGCGTTGAACTTTTTTAATTTCTATGCTTTGCAATAGCAAAGAAGGAGTAATCCTATGTGTTTTGGAAAGTCTAAAAAATCTGCGCCAGAGCCAGTAGTTGAAGAACCAAAGACGGTTCAGGTCACTAGACCAAGTGATGTAACGCCAACTGGTGATGTTACTTATTTAACTGATGGCAGTGAAGAGCGAGAGTCTGAAGTTAGAAAAGCTGAAGAAGAATTAGCTGCTTTGGTTGCTGAAGAAGAGCGTCAGAAAAAATTATCTGAAGAACGTTTAGATTTTGTAGACGAAATGAAAGAGCGCAGAGATAAGCGCAATCAAGAAATCATTGATGCAACATCTAGTGGCGGGCCATACAGAGAAATTACAGAGACTGAAACTAAAGATCAGCCTCTTGTAACTGCTGATGAAGAAAAACCTATTGGCACTACAAGTGTAACTTATCAAACGGTAGTACAGCAAAAACCAAGTGACGCCGCTAAAAAGCAAGAAGAGCTTTCATCTGCTGAGTTGGCTAGAGCGCGTCAAGAACGTGCGCGTCAAAAGCAATCCCTTCTTCGCAAACGTCTAGAACGTTCAGCCGAATATGGATCTGGTAAGAAAGTGTTGACTGGTGAAGAGCGTGAGCTTCGTGGTATGCGTGAAGATGCTCGGGTTACTGAAGCAACAGGTAAGCGTCGAGGGTCTGGTCGCAGATCGCTAATTGCTGGATCTCGCGGTGGTATTGGATTCTATAGTAGGTACAGCTAATGCATGATCCCAAAAAATATCTTGAACGCTATGAAAAAGCCAAGGCTCATAGACAAAACTTCGTAGATCTTTTTGAGGAGTGCTATGAGTATGCGCTACCTCAACGTGAATCATTTTACTACGAGACTGCTGGTCAGCGTCGAGATGATAAGATCTTTGACGAAACTGCGGTTGTTGGTGTTCAAGAATTTGCATCCCGCTTGCAATCTGGCCTTGTTCCTAACTTTGCACGTTGGGCAGATCTTACTGCTGGGTCAGAGATTGCAATGGAAGAGCGCGATTTAATCGACAATGACCTTGATGAAATCACAGAGTATGTATTTGAAATTCTACAAAACTCTAACTTCTCACAAGAAGTGCATGAATCTTTCATGGATCTGGCTGTTGGCACTGGTGTTCTATGTGTTGAAGAGGGCGATTCTATTAATCCGATTGTCTTCTCTGCGGTTCCGTTGCCTCATGTAGTGCTAGATACTGGCCCCGATGATAAGATTGACCACGTTTTCCGTGAGCGTAAGGGCATCCGTAACTCTGATCTGCCAATACTTTATGATGATGGCAAGTTTGATCAGAAGGTTGCGCAACGTATTTCCCGAGATCCAGAGGGCAAGTGTACTGTTCTTGAGGTAGTTTGCAAAGATTACACAAAGAAAAACCAAGAAGCCTATCTTCACTATGTAATTGATATGTCTACACAGACTTATCTTGTTGAGCATAAGTTTAATGGCGTTGGCTCAAACCCTTATGTTTGTTTCCGTTGGTCTAAGTGTGCGGGTGAAGTCTATGGTCGTGGGCCATTGATGAACGCTTTGTCTGCAATCAAAACAACTAACCTAACAATTCAGCTTGTTCTTGAAAATGCCCAAATGGCAATCTCTGGAATCTACCAGATGGATGATGATGGCATTGTAAACCCAGATACAATCAATCTAGTGCCCGGCACTATTATTCCTAAATCCCCCCAGTCAGGCGGCTTGCAGCCAATTCAGGCAGCAGGTCGTTTTGACGTAGCAGATCTTGTTCTAAGCGATATGCGTTTGAATATTAAACGTGCGCTATACAATGACATGCTAGGCAATCCAGATCGAACACCTGCGTCTGCTACTGAAGTTGCGGAACGTATGGCTGATCTATCTCGCCGCATTGGATCTGCGTTTGGTCGCTTGCAAGCTGAGTTGGTTCAACCAGTATTGCAACGTGTTATTCACATCCTTAGAAAGCAGGGTCGCATTGAGCTGCCGACTGTAAACGGTCGTGAGGTTAAGATTCGTTCCGTTTCTCCACTTGCACAAGCGCAGTCGAATCAAGATATTACATCGGTTGCGCGGTTCCTAGAAATGGTAAATGCGTACTTCGGTGGTGAGATGACTAACCTTTTAATTAACACTGAAGAGACCGCAGTTCATCTTGCGAAAAAATTTGGTGTACCTGATGGCTTGATTCGTGATGCAGAAGAGCGTAGACAGATAGTTGCAATGATGCAGC